TACTTGAAGCTCCCACCCTATTGGAAGCTGTACTTTTATACCTGTTGGAAATAAATGTACCCCTCCAGGACGTAAAGTCCATATATCTTTAACACAAGCAGGAAGATCAAAACCAGCATCGTGGGGGTAATTTTGAATAATTTCCCAATTTCTAATATTAGGAAACATAGGGCTATCAATTAAATACTGTGCTTCTTTAGTAATTTCGATTTTAATATCAACCATTGACATAATTTTGTAATTCCTTCCATACTTCTTCACCATCTTTACCTGCAAGAATGGCATCTTTATTATATCGTTTTAAGTTTATCATCTGTTCATTCTTTTGCAAAAGATCAGTACTATCATTCAGATTATGAATATATTTAGAACGTCCTTTTAAAGGTAATGCTTCTAATAAAGCTTCTAGTGTTTTATATTCTTTAGACAAAGCTTGGGCTCGTTTTGGGCCAATCCCTTCTACTCCGAAAATAGCGTCAGATTTATCACCTTCAATATATCTTGAAAATAGGTATAGTTCTGGACTAATATCCATAGTCTCATCTAAGTAATCTAAATCAATTTCTCTGCGAGAAAACATATTAAAAATAGAAACATTATCGGCTAGAAGTTGATACAAATCTCTATCTGATGAAACAATCCAAGTATGGTCGTGGTTAGCCTTACAGTTTTCAACAAAATAAGTAATAAGGTCATCAGCTTCGATACCTCTATATTTCATTTTTTCAAAAGGCATATTTTCATATGTTGCGTTTAGACAACTAAAAAACGCTTCATACTTTGCAATTTCTTCTGGTTCTTTAGGTTTTTTACGTGTAGATTTATACTCATCACTCATATCTGAGCGAAAATAACTTTTACCAAAATCAAAACACACAATAACACGACCAGCTGAGTAACTTTTACTTAAGCTTTCAATAGTTTTTATATAATCATCCTCAAAGTCGTCATAATTACGTCTTTGAATCCAGCGGTACGCTAAGTTGTTACCATCTACTAAGAGTAGGTTATTTCCATTATTATAGTCCTCTTGCATCTCTGCAAGATCATTCCAGCCTTTTGCGTTGTTCATTAGAACTCTCCATGTTTATTTTATGATTAATAATAACATAAGAATAAGCAACGGTCAAATATTATTTAGCTTTTTATACTTGACTAACCAATCTGATAATAGTCCCATTTTAAACTCATGCTCAAAAGCGTTTACATAAATATATTGATCTATTTCTAAATCATCGTTCCAACAAACAAAATCTTTTGAACGATTCCATCTATAAATTAATAAGGGTTTCTTTTTCATCACCTCTGCTTCACGAATAGTTTGTGTCCAAAATTGGTAAAGCTCTGTAGATTTAGCAGTTAATAAATTATTCCAATTTATTTCAGCATAATGTTTACATTCTATACAATAAGGCCACGCAGCGGTATCAAATGGTGTCCAAAGATCTCCCTTTAAATACTCAAGCGATCCGCTTAGTGGCATACGTTTAAATTCAATTTTTAATTCTTTTGTAAGTAGATCGCGTATTTTAGCTTCGTACGCGCTACCTTTTATCTTACTTTTACTTGCCATACTATATTATCCTAAAAATTTTGATAATTCAGTATAACCTCCTACATATTTATTGTCAACTAAAATTTGAGGGACAGATCTAATATCCTTACCAAGTGTTTCGATAAGTTCTTCTTTGGTAATGTCTTTTCCTACAGTTATTTCTTCATATTCAATATTATGCTTAGTCATTAAAGTTTTTGCCATTTGACAATACCCACAAACTGGTGTTGTATAAATTATTGCTTTCATTTTAACTAGTTATAACTCCTATCCAAAAACCTATAAAACTACTTAAAATTGTTATATGAAAAAGTAGTTCTTGATATTCTATCATAGTGAAAATCCTTTAAATGAATCGTTAGTTACATCTTGTTTTGTACCTCCGATTACATATGAAGAAATCTCTGTTTCTTGTGGAGCTACTTGTACTTCAGCGCCACTAATCCATTTTTGTGTCCAAGGCAATGGATTGGCTCTAGGAACAGAATAGGGTGAGCTAAGTCCTATAGCTGTTATTCTCTTATTACCAATCCATTCAATATAGTCTTTTAGTAGTTGCGAATTAAGACCAATCATTGAACCGTCCTTGAACAAATAGTCTGCCCATTGTTTCTCTTGTTCAACTGCTTCGATAAACATATTAATAACTTCTTGCTCACATTCTTTTGCGATTTTAATAAATTCAGGATCGTCTTGCGGAAGCAGTTTTAGTATTTGTTGTGTGCTGCCTAAGTGTACATTTTCATCTCTGGCAATGAGTTTAATAATTTTAGCATTACCTTCCATTTTCTTCAATTCAGCAAATGCCCAACTACAAGCAAAACTTACATAGAAACGAACTCCTTCAAGAATATTTACACTGGCAATACATAAGTATAGTAATTTTTTAAGCTCATAAAGATCTATCTTAATTGTTTTACCATTGACTTCGTGAATACCTTCTCCTAATAGTTGATACCATTTAGTCATTTCAATTAATTTATCATAATGTTTAGAAATTGAGTCTGCACAGTCTATAATTTCGCTAATATCCATCATTTCATCGAACACTTTTGATGGATTAGGGTAGATATTGCGAATAATATGAGTATAAGAACGTGAATGAATAGTTTCAGAAAAAGTCCAAGTAATAATCCAATTTTCAAGTTCAGGTATTCCTACGATAGAGCCAAAGGATTCTGCAGGAGCACGACCTTGTACAGAATCTAAAACAATTTGACGCTTTAAATTAGACGTAAAAATATGCTGTTCGTGTTCTGTAAGATTTTTAAAATCAGCTGCATCACGTAAAATATCTATTTCTTCTGGTCTCCAGAAAAAACCCAGTTGTTTGTCAGTAAGCTTATCAAATGCACGATATTTGAGAGTATCATATCTTTGCATACCTAAATCTTCGTCATCAAAAAACATTTTTGCTTTTGTATGATCATTCTGTTTTGTGTTTAATATTGTCATCCTATCACCTATCAAATCTTAAGTTGTATTTTTTTCCATTTGACCAAAAAGTAACAGTGCTATGACTATATACTTGTTTTGACTCTTCTTGGTAACGAGTTTCTATAGAACACTGTCTGGCTGTTCCTCCAGTAGCATCGCTGTTTTGATTAGCAATAATACCTCCTAATAATGCTCCAACGGCGCCGCCATTTTCAACATTTTTAGTAACATTATTTCCTATTGCTCCACCTATAAGGGCTCCCATTAAAGTGTCTTTTGTTTTATCTCCTGATACTGTAACATCTTTACAAACTTCTACTTTGTAAGGTTTTTGCTCAATAACTGTTTTATAATGGTCGTTGACAATAGCGTCTTCTGCAAAAGCAGGGGTAGAGACTAATAATCCTATCATAATTAATTTTTTCATATCACGCAACTTTCACACTCTCCTTCATCAATATCTTCTAAAGGTAATTCTTCATCTAATTTATTTATATCTATTTCTCCCTGTCCATCGAAGGTATTAAAATAGTATAACTGTTTTCCACCGTATTTATAAAACATCAATAAATGCTGAATCATAGTACTCATTGGAATTTTCTCATCTTCATAATGCACTGGATTATAACTGGTGTTTACGCTAATGCCTTGGTCAATGTATTTTTGTAACACTGCCATAATTTTTAAATAACCTTCTGGTGATTTTTGATCCCATAGTAGATCATATTTTTTCTTTAGTTTATGGATACCTGGAACAACCTGCTTTAATACTCCATCTTTTGATTGTTTAATACTTACAAAACTACGAGGAGGCTCAATACCGTTTGTAGCATTAGAAATCTGAGCTGAGGTTTCTGCGGGCATCAAAGCCATTAAAGTAGAATTTCTAATACCATGCTCTTTTAAACTTTTTCTTAGAGATTCCCAATCCATGCGCTCTACATGAGGTACTAATTCATCAACATCTTTTTTATATGTTTGATTTGGAGTAATACCTTTACCGTATTTTGTTTCCACATAGCCAGGACAAAAACCTTGTTCAATTGCTAAATCATTAGAAGCTTTAATTAAATAATAACTCCATGCTTCTGCATATTCGTCAATAAGCTCTAAATCTGGATTTTGATATGTTGTATTATTTTTAGCCAACCAATATGCTAGGTTGATAATACCAATACCTAGAGGTCTTCTAAGATCTGTAGAAATTTCTGCTGCCAAAACAGGGTAGTGTTGATAAGATAACAAAGCGTCTAATCCACGAACAGCAAGTTCACAAGGTTTTGCAAAATCTTCTGGTTTACGAATATTACCCCAATTGATTGCTGAAAGAGTACATAGAGCAATTTCTCCGTCAGGATCATTAAAATCACGTAAAGGTTTTGTTGGTAAGTCAATTTCACAACATAGATTAGATTGATGTATCGGAGCTAATTTTTCATCAAAAGAAGAGTGTGTATTAGCATGGTCTACATTCATTAAATAAATGCGTCCTGTATTTTTACGTTCTTCCATAAACATAGAAAACAAATCAATTGCTTTAATAGTTTTTTTACGAATATCAGGATTTTTTTCTGCTTTTTCATATACAATTTTAAACAATTCTTGATCATTAAAAAAAGAATGATATAGGTGTGGGACGTCACTTGGAGAGAATAGTGTAATATCACCTCCTTGTAATAAACGCTCGTACATTAATTTATTAAATTGTACTCCGTAATCCATGTGACGTACCCTATTATCTTCTGTACCTTTATTATTTTTTAATACTAAAAGATCCTCGACTTCGTAATGCCATATAGGGTAATACAAAGTAGCGGCTCCGTTTCGCACTCCTCCTTGAGAACAGGATCGTGTCGCTGCTTGAAACATTTTATAAAAAGGAATAACTCCTGTGTGGTAAGCATCTCCATTCCGGATTGGAGTACCAAGTGCTCTAATACTACCTGCTCCAATCCCAATGCCTGCTTTTTGGCTGACATATTTAACAACACTACTAGTAGTAGCATTAATACTATCAAGTGAATCATCTGTTTCGATAAGTACACAAGAGCTAAATTGTCTTTGTGGTGTGCGCACACCGGCCATCACAGGAGTAGGAAGACTAATATCAAAGTTACTAATTGCATCATAATATTCTCTTACCCATCTAATTCTATTTTCTTTATCATAGCTATTAAATAAAGTCATTGCGATTAACATATAAGCCATTTGAGGTGTTTCAAATATTTGCTTTGTTACTCGGTTTTGAACTAGATATTTACCTCTAAATTGCTCCATTGCAGCATATGTTAGATTTTCATCACGCTTATGTTTAATATGCTTATTTAGAATATCAAATTCTTTTTTAGTGTAGTAGTTTAATATCTCAGGATCGTAAAAACCACGTTCAATATTTTTTTCTACTAATTCACGCAAAGAAATAGGTTCATACTGTCCATAAACCATTTTACGAACGTGATATGTAATAAGACGCCCAGCTACATATTGATAGTTTGGGGTATCTTCACTAATAAGATCCGCTGCTGATTTGATTAAGGTTTCTTGAATATCAGAACTTTTAATACCATCATAAAACTGAAGCTGACTATGCATCTCTACTTCACTAGGAGAAACTCCTGCAATCTCTTCACAAGCAAAAAATACTACTTTATGTAATTTTTCAATATCTAATAGTTCTTTTGTTCCGTCTCTTTTAATTATTTCAGTCATTTTATATAATCCTATATAGTACTTACATTATTTTCTTTTTTAATTTGAATTTTATCAATTAAAGGGTGTGTGAAATCGTGAGATATTAAGAAAACATTTAAACCATCTTCTTCTCTTAGTACTTCTATTAACTTTTCTTTACCTTCATCGTCTAGTACTCCTGTTATTTCGTCCAAGAATAATAGATTTACGTGATTACCCCCGATCTTGGACATAACCTTTCTAATTGCTAATAGTATGGAAGTTTGAATTCGACTGAACTCTCCTCCTGAAACAGTTTCTATTGGTGTTTCAATACCATTGTTTATTACAACAATATTTAATTTTTCACCTGCTAATCTAAAAATAACTTGAAACTGTCCATCAGATAGTTCTGATAAATACTGGTTTATTTGTTCTTCAAGTTCTTTTGTTAAATTCTCTAATTTAAAAGCAACAATACCTGTAGTGCTGAAAGCTTTTTTAAGAATATTTAAATGTTTATTTTTATTTTGTAAAATAATAATATCATTATCTAATAGCTTTTGTCTATTTGTAAATTGTATTTTTTGCTCTTTTAGAGCTTCAACCTTAGTATTATGTATTTTTACTTGTTCGTTATGCTCAGTCGCTTCTTTATAAATTTTTTCTTGTTTATTTAATTCTTCTTTTGTAATTGTTAATCTGTTTTGAATATCAGAATAATCTGGATAATCAGTTTGTAAAGAAAAATCGATTAACTGAGAAAGATTTTCAAATCTCTCAGCTGCTTTTTGATTAATTAAAAACACATCAATTTCTGATTGAATCTCGTTTTTTTGAATTTTTAATTCAAATAATTTTTCTCTGGCTACATTCCTGTGTTGAGTAAAATCATTTATATCATTCCAAAGTTTTTCTTTCATTTGAACAGCATGAGTATTATCAAGCGCTTGACCACAGGCGTAACAAGTATCTGCTGTATCTAAATCAGATAAACTTTTATTTCCTTTAGCTATATCTTTATCTATAGATTGTATTTCTGTTTGTATTTTTGTAATTTCAGATTGTAAATTATCATATATTTTGTATTCTGGCTCTGTCATTGCGACATCAAAAGACAAAGAATTTCTTTCATCTATTAGCATATTATTTTTATCAATTTTTTTACATAAATCATTATAATCTGCTAATTCATTTTCTAATCTGGCAACCGAGTTTCTTAAAGTATCGTCTATATTAGGAACCTTAATTGTTTCTTTTTCTTCTTCAATAGTAGTACTCTCTAAAAAATTAACAACACCTTTTAGTTCGCCTTCGAGTTTTAGTTGTTCTCTATCAGAACTATTTAATTTTACTTTTATAGCTTCTCCAATAGTAATATATTTTTCTAGATTAAATAGGTTTATTAAGAATTTTTTTCTATTTGTGTCTGTTGCTTTAAGAAACTCTAACAAATCAGTAGAAGATTGATAAGTAAGTTGTGAAAATACTTCAAAGTCTAACCCAATAATTTCATTAATTTTTTTATAAGTATCTAACACTTTGTGTTCACTTAAGTCTGTCTCGTTCTCAAGAAATTTTACTTTAGTAGTTGCACCTGTTCTTTTTATTTCCACAACATATTCTTTATTAAGGCTTGAGAAAGATAAGGACGCGCCCCAATTTTTTGAAGTACTGTGTCTATTTAAAATATCTCCTTTTTTGATGCCTTTAATATTTTTATTATATAATACTTCTTGTAAAATTAAAGCAATGCTTGATTTTCCACTTCCGTTAGGGGCGGTTAATTGAGTTATTCTGTTCTTATTAAAACTTATTTTATTATTCTCTCCATAACTAAACATATTAGAGAACTTTAATTCTTTTAAAATAATAGACATTTAAATTACCATAGCGTGTTAGTGGGTTTAAAAGATGGGCGAGTATCAGATAATAATTCAATATTTATACTGACTCTCCAATCCATAGAGTGTTTTTGAGGGTTTGGTTTGTGATCCATCCAATAAGGCCAAAAATATATCCAACCTTCTTTAACAGCGATATCACCTATTCCTTCTCCGTCTCTTATAGAGAGAGTCCCAGACTCGTCTGGAACACTTGGATACCATACTGCATTAATAGTCGTAGTATTTTTATGATTGTGCCAAACTGAATTATATCTTTCTTTATTTTGTACGTATGCCCACATAATTTTTCTGTTATGGGGTACTACATTTATATTATCAAAATTATGAAAACATATTTTTAAAAAATCATCATATATAGTATTGATAATATTTAACTTGTTAGGATCTAATAAAACATTATAACCTTTTGTAGGATTATAATCTTTTTTAAAAGTTTTGACAGAAAAATTGACAACATCGTTTTTATAGATATCCCATTTAGGTATTTTTGCACCTAAAAAGAAGGAATACGGATCTGAATGTGTATTATTAGATAATAAAGGTTGTAAGTTAATCATTTATTGTGCTTTCAAATCAATGTATTCTTTTAAAGTTCCTTCAATATCCGAAACTTTCATATACTTTAAATAAAGTTTTAATTCTTCATAAGTATTAAGTTTTTCAAATCTAATTTAGATTCTTCTGTGGGTTCATACGAAACTTTCTTGTCTAATAATTCAGAGTTTTTAATCTTAGACAATTCATCAATAGAGCCAACAACTTCATAAATAACATGATGAAAATCATTAGGAATCATTTCTTCTTCTATTTTAATAGTTTTTCTAATTAATTTTGGAAGATTTAAATCTACAAACTTTACTGCATAATTAGCACTATCAATAAAATCTATAACATTGACTCCGTATTCTTTAGACTCGTCTCTATCAAAATGAGTATTTATAGGACTTCCACTATACCAAGCCCCATAATCTTGATATCTGTGATGAAAATGGATGTCTCCGAGAAGTATTAATCCCCATTTTCTAAGTTTTTCAAAATCATATTCAGCAGTGATATGAGGAGGAACTTCTCCTCTAATATGACCAACTAATATATCACCTTCTACATATTCTGGTAAGTTATCAAGTTGTAACTCTCCGTATGGCCAAAACTGAATTCCTGGTTGGGCAGGTTCTTTGATTCTTTTATTTTTTGTAAACAATCTTACATTAGTATTGGTTATAACAGCGTCTTCTAAAAAATGTTCTAGAAAAGTTTCGCCTTTTTTAGTTGCTTCATGATTACCTGGAATTATATAAGTAGGTATAGAAACACAATTTATATAAGAAAGAAATAAACATATTTCATCAGGTTCAGGTTTTCTATCAAAAACATCTCCTGCTATTATATGAATATCACAAGAATCTTCAAGCTCATGCAGTTTCTCAAACATGAGCCTGAAGCGTTTTTCTTGCCACTCAATAGGTACTTTTTTCTTATGAAGATTAATATGCCAATCAGCTGAGTGTAATATTTTTGTCATTATCTATCCCAATTAAAAACCTTATTAACATCACCTTGAAAAGTGTAACTACCAACATGATTAAGTTTGGTATTAGGGTCTAACCAGATTTCTCCTCCAATTTTTTGCCAACGACGACAGAAAGTGTAGTCTTCAGATAAATATCTATTATCATCAGGATCGTGAATAGTATCAAAGAAAGAGTAACAATATTTATTATATTTAGGATCAATTGAACTATCATTTACATAGAATAATTCTGGGTAAGATTCAATCATCTGTTCAATAACTGTTCTTTTAATCAAGAAAAACCCTGTTGATGCATCTAGTACTTCAACTGCGCCGTTTTCTACTCTTACTTGTTTACGTGCTTCATCAACAAATTTTAGATTAATAGCATAATCAATTGGTAAAGTTTTTTTAGGATATGCTCCTGCAATAAGATCTTTATCCATCGCTAACATTCTAATGATAGCATCTTGTTCCCATTCAATATCAGCATCAATAAACATTAAATGAGTACAATTACTCTCTAAAAACATAGCTGTAAGAATGTTTCTTGCTCTAGAAATTAAACTCTCATTTCTTAAAGTAGTAAGTCTAAAATTAATACCGTGTTGTATTAATGTTTGTGTCGTTTTAAACATGCTTAAGAAAAATTGGTCAGTTATAAGCCCTCCGTAACAAGGAGTAGCGAAAAATATATTATGCTGCCTAAGCAAAGATGTGTCTATAGTTACTTGATTCCCTTCTACGTGTTTAATTGCGGCAGGTAAAGACATCGAATCTTTATCATTTTTCTTTGGAGTTTGTTTACTATTTGATTTTGTATTCTCTTCTAAAATATCAGAGAGCTTATATTTTTTTGCCATTAGTCTAGATCCTCAACGCTTTCTGGTGAGAAAGAATTATCATCATCACCCGCAAATAGAGTAGTATTTTCTAGCAACCAACGTTTTTGTTCTGTATAGTCTGGTCTTTTATAAATTCTATCTAATTCAAAAAGTTCTGCTTCTTTCTCAGAATCAGTTAATGCTGTAGAGGCACGAGCTGGTCTAACAGTATATTTTACGTTTTGAGGAAGAGGTCCGGTTTTCTCCTTCACAATAGTGATGTCGTAACCACTATTGTCGTCAGCAGGGTTTCCATATTCTGAATCTTTTGCAAAATCAACAATCTGACGATAAATAGTAGCTTTTAAATCAAAAAGTTTTACTTGATTGTCGTTACGATCAATTACGTTACATACATAAGCAAATTGCGGTTTATCAGCATAAATATCTTGAGATATTTCGTCAAAGGGATCTTCTGTCCCTGAAAATTGTTCGCTGTTTCTATCAAATTTTAAACATTCAACAGGCATACGTTTTCCATCTTTAGTAGTAAGCCAATAAACATAGCGAGGCATTACTTCACCAACTAGTCTAATTTTATTATCTCCGTTTTGAAGAGTAATTCTTTGAATTTCTTTTCTCTCTCCAGAGCCTTGTGATTTGATTCCTTGTGTTTTGTCCCATGATACCATTGATCATTCTCCTTCGTATATGAATTTTAGGTTGTTTTTTCCGTGTTTTAACAGTGGATTATCTAAATTTGCTACAATTTCATTTCTAAAAGTATTTAAATTTAGATAATCATTATTATTAGACATTTTTCTATGGCCTAATAAATATATGTAATTAATCTTATATTCTAAGGGAATATTTAAGAATAAAAATTTCTTATTCTTAAAGTAAGCATCGGGAAATTTAACTGTATAATTTCCTATGATGCCTTTTTTAGAATTGATTAATAAATTTCTTTTAAATAGTATACTAGGTATGCTATTAATTTTTAAAGAATTCATTAAGTGTTTTGAATTCCAGGCTATAATAGAATTATAGCTTTTTGTTAGGGCATATGTCAAGATTAATATAGCTTCTGGTTCGTAGTTGGATTTAACTCTCAAGTCAAACCAGCTATACTTATACTTCATAATATATAGTTCCTACTTTGATACCATGCTAGCCGCTTTCTTTGTTGATTATTAACAATAGCTCCTTTAAACCAGAAATCTTTTATTAGAGGAACTTTTTTATCTGGGTGTTCTCTAATAATTCTACCTATTCTTTGTTCTAATTTTATTGGATTATTATTAGGGCAAGTTAAATACAAAGTATCTAATCTATGACAAGAGATGCCTTCATCAAATATTTTTGTAGATAGAATAGCTTTATATTTAGAACCTGCTGTTTTTAATATATCTTTTCTATCTTCTTCTCCTGTTTCTCCAATAAGTAATACACTTTTATTTATCATTTTTTGAAGAGTTTTTAGCATATCTACTCGTTCTGATAAGATTAATAAACATCTACCATTAGCTATGTCTTGAGTTGCTTCTTTAGCTATAAGAGAAAGAAGCACTTTACTCTGGGTTACTTTATTCATTTGTCTAGACCAGTCTCTTTTAGGTTCAATAACATTAAAAGAAACGTCTGTACTGATAACCTGTATTCTAGGTGTTTCATGTTCTTTTTCATCTCTAGCTACAACACGAAACGGAGTAAAAAAATCATTTAACACTATATGCTTACCATCTTTTCTACGGGGTGTAGCAGTAACAGCTATCTTAATTTTACAATTGATATTGTTAACTGTAGTAGAAAATAAATCGGCAGGACACAGGTGCGCTTCGTCTACAAATATTAAACTAAACTTATTTTTAATTTGTTCCATATTATTATGAACACTTTTATATATACCGACTGTAAGATTAGTTACTTTAAATTCCCCATCCCCTATAGATCCTATGACAGAATTTGGAATTAATTTTTCTAACTCTTGTTGCCATTGTTTAAAAAGCAACTTAGTATGAACAATAATTAATGTAGGCATATCTGCTTGCGATATTAATGAACAAGCAGCATAGGTTTTTCCCCACCCACAAGGTGCTTGAAATAGTCCACTACGTACTCTACCTATTTTAAAGAATGAATCAACTACGTCTTGTTGTTCCTGACGTAGATCTCCTGCAAAAGTAAAATGCTTATCTTTCTCGTTTAGAAAAAAGTTTCTATTATCAATATAATCTTCAATATCTAATTTATAATAAGAGTTTGAGGGAACAGAATATATATCCTCTTCTTCATCATATTCATAGGTATAAAAAGTTACATCATCTAGTATGTAACTATATGCTCTTTCAAACTTTTCTATGTCTTCAATATGAGTACCGTTAATATATATTTTATCTGACAGTTCTGCATATTTTATTTTTATTTTATCTATCATATAATTAAATAATTACTATACTTTTTATATTCATATGAAAAGTTTTTTATAAACCATTCATTATTAATCATTACTATAGTAGCCCATAGTTCATCAATATTACTTTCTTCTAAAGGAACTTTTAATTCAAATGAGTGTAGAACTTTATCTAACCATATTTTATCTTCTTTTACTGTTTTAACTTTTCTACACTCTACTGGTAAATTTTGTTTGTGTCCAAGATTAAAAATTTTACCATCTGAATCTACACACCATTCTATATTTTCATAGCTAAACACTAATTGTTCCCTATTTAGAATAGTATAGTCAAATTGTATTCTGTTTTCAACTTCTTCTTCCATATAAAATAGTCTTTCGACATAAGAATTTATATTATCAACCATAATATCAAACATATACTCTTTACCATCGGGTTGTTTTGTAATTACTATACTAGTATCATTATAGTATACTTTATAAGGTACATCTTTTAAAGCAAACGCTGGGTATTTTATTGTATCTATCATTTTACTAATCATACTGTGAATCCTTCTAATTCTCCCCAACTGTCTCCAATTTCAAAATCTACTCCAATAGGGCACCCATCAATTTCTACTCCTCTAGGAGTTTGTAAAGCTTTGACGCAATTTACAGCCCAATCATGGCAAAGATCTTCTCTAACCTCGGCAACAATCGAATCGTGAACTACTGTAAACGGGAGAATATCATCTTGATAGTTATTGTTATCGATCCATTTCATAGCATCAATTAATCCTAATACATTAATATCTGATGCGACAGACTGAACTAGAAAGTTTACCCCAGAACGTACTGCATGTTTAGCAACACCTTGGTTTGGAGAACGAGATTCGGGTAATCTACGTTTACGACCAAAGTAAGAATAGATATAAGCATTATTCTCAATTTGTCGATTTGCAGAATCAATCCAGCGTTTAAGGTTATAAGCTTCGTTAAAATATTTGTTAATGAAAGATTTTGCTTCTTGAAACCCAACCCCTGCTGTTTCAGCAACTTTAGCAGGACCTGCTTGATACATAATACCAAAAGTAATAGCTTTAGCGTGTTGACGTTTATCTGCAAAAGTGTTTTTTACTTGCGCAACTTCACAAGGAAGATTAAATATTTGTTTAGCGATATAAGAATGGAAATCTAACTTTTCAATAAAAGCTTTTTGTAAAAACTTATCACCACTCAGTGCTGCTGCATAATAAACTTCAGCTGTTTGTAAATCACATTGCATTATTTTAAAACCCGGTCTGGCTTTAAACATTTTTTTAATATCTTTATTATCACGAGGAATATTTTGATAATTAAGATTGCCGCTTGAAGATAAGCGTCCGGACGTAGTTCCGTGAATATTAAACCCAGAACGCAGACGACTATCTTGATCAGTGCCGTTTTGAATATTAGATAAATAAGTATTTGTCAATTTAGTTTTTTCACGTAAGTCAAGAATTGCATCTGCTAGTGGGTGGTTTAATTCTTGTAGTACTTCTTTATCTGTAGATTCTGCCCCTGTCGATGTCTTTTTAGTAGATTTTAGTCTAAGTATTTTGAAAAATACTTCTCTTAACTGCATAGTGCTATTTGGGTTAAAAGTCTTTTCATTTAATTTTTCATATCTTTGTACTGCCTCATGCATTGATATTTCTTCGATACATTCTTCAATATCAATTTCATATCCTTCTTTTACTTTTTCTAACATAGAGGTGTCAATATAACCTCCGTTTTTTTCAAGACGCATAAGAGCAGATGTCGCGGGTAACATAATATCTCTATATAAACTTGAAAAACCTTCACTACGGTCGATTAAAGGCCAAAATTTGTTATATAACTGAAAAGTAGCGTCTGCATCTTTTTCCGCATAAGGAGCTAGAATATCAATAGGAATCATACCATAATTAAATTGATCTAATTTGATTTTATTTTTGCGACAAAATACTTTTTTATAGTCGTCTAGTTCTTTTTCATAATCTCCAAGATCTGTAAATCTTAATGCTAAAGGTTTGAGACCGTGAGTACCTACAGCTTCTTCTAGACAATAGTGCATAAGCATTGTGTCGTCAAATTTAGGAAATTCAAACCCAAATTCATAAATTAAAAATCCCATATCAAACTTGCCATTATGAAAAATACATCTTCTAGTTTTAAACAACTCATGTAGTTGTTCTTTATAGGCATGACATACTTCTGCAGAGGCGTATATGCCTTCGTGCGGTTTAGTACTTAGAGCAATACCAAGAATATTAGAACTTCTTGGATTGAGACCAGAAGTTTCAATATCTACAACGATAGGATCTGCTTGTTGTAATACTTTAAGATATTCTTCAAACTCTGAACGAGTATCAATAAATCTATAGTCTTTTTTATGAGAAGTATTGTCTACTTCGCCAAGTAAAATTTTATTTAGCATATTAAAAGCTTTAATAATATCTTCTTCATATTGTGGCTTAAATACAATCATAGAAGGGTTAATCAGTGGTAAGAATTTTTTCTCAATAAATACACCATTGTACTTTGTAATACCTGTAAGACCACAAACATATTTTAGAGCTTCTGCACCAATAGGCACTACTATCTCATAGTCTTGTTTTAATTTTTCAATATCACAATCTATGTCTTTTTTTAGGATTTTTTCTTTTTCTTGAGAACAAAGAAATACATAGTCAACTTCATCGCTGATATGTTTATCCATAAATTTAGCTAGTGTTTTTTCTGGATTGTTTATCTTTGCCGGATAAACAAATGCAATTCTTTTACTCATTATCATTCCTCATTTTTAACTTATACATTATTATAGCAATTTTTTATCCATTATACAATAGAGATTTTATTTCATCTGCTACTAATAGACCAGGATCTTTTCCTAGAGGTAGTTTAATAATATTTGATGATATATTATTTTTAGTTAATAAATTTCTTATTTTTACTGCCGCACTTTGCCCTGCGGCGTCTCCATCAAACATTATTTGTACATTTCTAATACCTACATCGTCAAACAATTTTACTTTCGATTCTCCAAAGTTTTGTGTACCAAAAACACAAAGAACATTTTTTACTCCGTGTTGCCATAAGTTTAACATATCAAATATACCTTCTACAATAATAACTTTAGATTTATCTTCTAATTTATCTAGTGGGAAGGCTATATTATTAACATTTACACCGTTTGGTTTACGATTGTATTTTGGTTTATTTTTAGAATTAAATCTATATCTTCCTTCAATAAATTTTAATTTACCAAATTGATAAATAGGTAAACAGATGTAATCTTCAAAACCCATTTCTGCTGTAGTAAAAAAATTAAACTCTTTTAAGGTTTCTATTTTTATTCCTTTATACGTCTGTGTCCATGCTCTGTATTCTATAGGCATAGTACATTCATTTAATTCCATCAACTTTTGAATTTTATTTTTAAGTTTTTGAATTTTAAAAGACTGCTTAGTTTCAAAAGTTACTGCACTGCTAACACCTATACTTTCTAGAAAGCGTCTTTTACCTCCTTTAAAACCACAACTCCAACAATGGAACATATCTTTTTCTAAATTATAACTCAAACTAGGATCTTTATCTACATGCTCACCAGAAGTACATGTAATAAGTATCTCGCTTGGGTTATTAGATTTTTTATAATATACGTTTTTTTCGTTTAATAAATCAATTAAGTCCATTTTATCCCAAACACCTTACTAAAAATTCTGATATACTTTGTATACGTACTACAAACGGCAGTATTGCAACCGTGATTAGTACAATTATCATCCATATAATCCAAACTGTGCGATCAGAAGTCAACATCTCTTCCATTTATACTATAAGTACTACCATTAAAGCCTTGTTTTAGCTTATCTTCGTCAGTCATATTTTCACTGTTCATGCGGGTCCTTGGATTGAACGGCGTAGTTTCCTTCTTCGAAGTCTTCATTGGTTTTTTCTTTGTAAACTTTTTTAATAGATTCTTCAGCATGTTTCACTTCCTCTAATCCAAATTCAGTCATTTCCATTAATATACCGTGTACGTAACGTCTTTCACCTGGTGTTAGGGTATACGGCTCTTTGATTGTTAACGTACTTCCACACTTAGTACAAAAAGTATAGTTACCAAGCGCACTAGTTATTGCATAGTTGTGTCCAAATATTCTACACATAATACTCATATAATTCTCCTAATCTAGTGTGTTACGTCCACCACCTGGGCTTTGTGTACACTGTTGCGTTCTTGGGCATTGAAAATATTTGTCCATAGCAACAGTTAAATCTGTGTGTCCTGTAGCACCCCGCTCGTATATACACATACGTTCATCAGTTTCTGGGTCTACATATTGTCTTTTAAGTCTGCAAGTTATAGTATTAGTAACAGTTGGAGGCACTGCCTTACGTCTACACTCCATTGATTCTAGTCCTAATATTTTTTGAGGCCAGCGTAATACTTCTCTGTTCCATAATGTACAGTGTGATTTATCTTCATTACCTGTATATGTACGGCCTTCAGCATATACACTTGTAGAAAACAAACATAATATTATAAATATTTTTTTGTTACAAATCACGTTCAATTTCTCTTTTACGTTTTGGTTGTTTATCTTCTTCACTTCCATATTTTGCGGCCGCAAAAGGTTTTTCATTGATAAGATTTGAGTCTGAAGCTACAACTTTTGTACACTCCCAATTCATACCAATATCAAAATTCATAGTTCTACCGTTACGTATTTTTGTGGTATGGACAGCTACTCGATTGTTGTCTCCATTCTCATCTGGTGGAAAAAAGTTAAAACTACGATCAGCAGAATCAAGAATACCTTTAGCAAAACGTGCTTCTCCTCCCGCATCAATTTGATAAGGAGAAAACATTGTTAAGTCATATTTACGGCTCATTAATTTTAGATTTTCTGCTATAGTAATCTGACTTTTCCAATCTTTTTGATCTTCGTGTCTAATAATATTAATATAATCTACACAAGCCATAGTGTACCTTGGGTATTTGGCTTGAAACATATTACAATAATGATCAATACGATTAAGAGTTAAACCTGCATCATCTATAATAAAAAAACGATTTTCTTTATATTCAGGCTTATCGAACTTCATTTTTTGTTCAAAAGCCTTAAAGTCTTTTGTTTTTTCTAGTTCATTATAATAATCTATAGCTTTTTGATCTGTATTATCAAAAAAATAGTTTAGCTTTGATTTCGCTAATCTTAGTTTTTGTTCTTCATTTAGTTTATTTTTATAAATATCAAGAAACGGAACTTCACTGATTATACTTAAAAGACGGTCATGTACTTCTTTATATCGCATCTCAATACTAAAGAAAGCTACGGTTGATCCTTGTAAGAATCTATTAATAGAACAATTTAGAGAAATAATAGATTTACCCGAGCCTCTTCTACCTCCAAGAAGTACTAGTTCTTGAGAACCAAAACCGCCATTAACAGAATCATATTCAGCACTTAATCCAGAAGGATAAAGTTTAAAATCGTCTGCACTAGGAAAGAAATCTAAATCTGCTACGTCAAATAATTCATCTGAAGTAGGTAAAGCACTGTTAAGTTTTAATAAGTGGTTTTGTATTTTATCTACAATCTCAATCTTTTCCAAATCTTCTAGCTGGTCTATATAACCATCTAAAAACGATATAGTCTCTTCTCTTACAAAATGGTCTTGAAGCTGGGCAATAATAAAATCATTATCAATATCAGTATATTTACCAGATGCAACAATTTGTGTCTCAAAATACTCTTGGGAATTGACATCTTTATTTATTAAATAAAACTCTTCTTCAGAGGGTATTTTTAAGTTAGCCTTATAGTAAGACTCAATTTTATTGTAGATAGAAGAATTAGCCCCTGAGAAAAAGTAGGGACTTAGTTTTGTAAAAAAATCATGATTTTGTCCTGACAATAATCTTTTTATTGTTAGTTTTTGAAGATCAATATTCATATATTATTTGCTCGCTACAGGATAAAATTTGTCTCTAGTTCCAGAAAAGTAACCACCATGATCACTTTCCATATACGTTAAGTAAGTTTCCCTACCAGTTTCTTCTATATATGTTTCTACTTTTTTTATTAGTCTAATAATAGCGTCTTCTTTCCATGAAGATCCATTATCATATTCCCAATAAATTTGATAATGAATATCGGGGTATCCCTCAAAATCAATTCCATGTTTCTGTTTTGCTGCTTTCATAGCATGAAGTTCTACATATTTTCTTCTAATCGGAGAACGATAATAATCTACCCACTCTTCGTCATAAACTTCTTGTACTTTTGCAAAAGTATTTCTCTCAGGCACAAATACTTTATCTCCAGCTTTGAATAACACATCTAAATCTTGTACTACATGGCCGACTTGTGCAGGTTTATTTTTACCTCTTGCACGAATAGGCACATTGTTTTCCATAAGAACTTTTTTAACACGTTGAGGACTAATATAAAGCCTTTTTGCTATAGTACTTTGGTTTTCTCCATCAAGATAGTCGTCAACTATTTGTTTAATTTCGCCTATAGAAAGAGTTTTAGCTCTAGCTTTTTTCTTTAATTCTTTTTGTCGTTCTTCTTTTTGTTTAAAGTCTTCTATGATTGCGTCTAATCTTTTAGTATTATAAGCAATACCTAAGTGATCACAACAAGACTTTTTTGTCTTGTTTGTTTTAATCATCCATATTACTTGTCTGATTTTTGATTCCGGAATTTCGTTTGTGTTTACTTTTGCTCTTGCCATAAAAAACCCTCCATTTCTTATATTATACCAAAATAGAGGGTAGTTGTCAAATACAATATGTCTTTATCTTGGCCTACTTAGTTATAATAGGCTCTCCTGCAAACTCTTCTTCTTGTTTGATAAAGTCATAGAAACCTTGTACGGCAACTTCTTTGTGTTTTGCCTCAATATCAAAGTCTGCATATTCAAGCATTGGCACGTGTCTTGCCATCAGTTCTTCGTCCCAATATGTTTCTGAGTGTGCATTAGGCTTCATCCAATAAGCTGAATTGTCGGGGTGAAAGGATTGTGATTTGTGGAACAACGGGCGTACACCTCTCCATGACTTGACAGCTTCACGGAAATAGTCGTCTGTGTGGGAGATATGATCCACGTCTCGCACTTTCCGATTGACCGTTTTCTCGCCAATTTTAACTCTCTCAGTCTCAACCATTCGATGACAGGCATAGTGGTGTGTGTCGAGGGTACAGCGGATAGGGATCCGTTGGGCAAGTTCAAGTGTGTGCTTAATGTCGTATCCGTTGGGTTTATCTTCATTTTCGACAGATAAGCATCCTTGGGCATAGTCGGATAGGTAGGGAAAGTGTGTGGCAAAGCGTTTAATACCATCTTCGTGTTTTCCTCCATAAAGTCCTTGTAAGTGAATATTCATAGAAAAATCTTGAGCGGGCAATCCCATCATTGAGCCATACAAAGCATGATACTCAAGATCTTCGATAGACTTAGTTACAACATCTGGATTATTAGATGCGAGTACTGTGTATTGAGCAGGATGAGTAGACAAACGAATACCATGTTTTTTAGCGGCATTACCTGCAAGTTTAAGAATTTCTGATAGTTCTTCCCAAATTTCTTCATACCACGGTTTTGTAAACTCTAGAGTGTAGCAAGGAAATAGTTCACTAGAAATCCTAAAGGCACGTAAGTTGTGTGGTTGGTTGGGAAAGTATGTTGTAAGTATATCGAGTAATTTTTTAGTATTTGCTATAGCTTTTTGTTGTACTTTTTCTTTACCACCTTCTTTGAGGGCGTAAGTTTTGGTAGTAGTACCAAAATTGTACCTTTTTGCTAAAGTTTTATCATGCCACTGACAACACTGAGAGAGTCGCCAATCGGTTTGCGTTTTGTTAAAGTACATATAAAAACTCCTGATTAGTTATGTATTAATAATACGCTAATCAGGAGCATCTGTCAATATGTAATTTGATTACAGTCCGTTTGGTACTATAACATAATGTATCATTAATACTACTCCAACTGATGCGCCTAAGCCAATCATCATCTTGAAGAAGTCTTTAGTTACAAGAGGAAACACTGTCTTAAACTTTTCCTTGCCAGTCATTGTTGCCATAGCAAGTTCACGTCCACACAGTAGTCCTACGAACACCCAAGTAGTTGACATAGGTATATCGTTGAGCTCTTTAAAGAAGAATAAGATCAACCAGTACACTCCATCAATGATCGTTGCTGAACGCACATATCTTGTGTTGTGTTTTTCTAGTACAATCTTTTGGATCTTACCACCACCCTCTTTAAACATAAATGCAAGTCCTACAACAAACACAAGACTCACTAGGATCATTAGGTCCCATGGAACTTGTCTTGGAAGGAACACAGCAATGTTAGCCATATCATGACTTAGCCAAGTAAACCATAGGAAACCAGTTGTTACCCATTGTGCTATTCGCCAATAGTTTTTATGTTCTTCTTTGACAGGCTTTGCTTCATCTAGTAGTTTAGTAACTCCTATCCAAATGATATATGCTGCGACTGCCGCGACAGCATAGCCCATCATGCTTTTCATAAGCATTTTCTCTAGTACAAACGTACTTGCAAAGGCACTTAATACTAAAAAAGAAGTACTAACTGGTACTCCTATTCGTGTAAGTATTAATAATAGTCCTGGTGCCATTGCGTGATACCATTGTATCTCTTGGAACGGTATTTTGTTTAGTCGTCCATAACTAATATCTCCACCGTTGGTATACCAACCATACCACAACGTATAAAGGAGAACTGCTGACGCTGCTCCCCACATAACTTTCCAATTAAATTTTTCGTTATTACTTGCGATCCATGTACCTAATGTTTGTACGGAATCATTTGCGATAACTGCGTAACCTGCGAACAGGAAACCTACAGTCATCCATATGGTGAGTGCGTCCATTTATTATCTCCAATTATATATAAATAAAAAAAAATAGCAGAGTTTATAAACCCTAACTACTATTTATTATTATAACATATAAATATTACAATTTTGTGAAATATTCAAAATTAATTATTCTAGTGCGTACTTAATTCGTCATCTGAGTAATAGATATCATGTATGACATTTCTTACAAGCCCGCCATCAGAATAAACTATTGTAAAGTTTTTTCTTAAAAATTCATTGTTTCGGTATAATTTTTCAAAGAGAATACTAACTTCTAGTCCTTTTATTAATGATTCTAACATCTCTTTATCAGTTTCAATAACTCTAAAATTACTTAAAGCTACTTGTTTAAGATATAGATAACGCTGCTGTGGGCTAAGAGATAGAATATAATCTATCGAAGTTTCGGGTAAAGTATATAATTTCATTATGCACAAATAGGCAGAGGGGTTTCACCTCTGCCTGTTCTTTTTATTTGACTAACAGTTATTATTAACCTTCGTTAGCTTTAGGAGTATAGTCTGTGCATGAAAGACCACGACGGGTAAGCACAGTTTTTACACCACGTACAGTTTTGCCAAATGATTCAGCAATATCTTCTACACTTTGATCAAGCATATCTTCGATGCCTTCATATGGATCGCTCTTAGAAGCTTTCTTATCGCGCTGCTCAGCTTTCAAACCCATTGAAAGAAGCTTACCACGTACTGAGTTAACAGGACGTCCAAGTGAGTCAGCAATTTCTTCAAGGTATTTACCTGCATTAACCATAGACTCGATATCAGCTTCTTGCTCTGCAGTGAAAGTCTTTGGAGTGATTTTCTTTTCAGCTGGCTTGATATGAGAAGTCATTTCAAGTGAAAGAGCTTTACCATTAATTTGACGAGCGGTGAACTTACCGTTAGCAAATACGTCAGCAATTTCTTCAGCTGTATGGACACCTGAGTTTTCTCCCAAGAAAGATGCAAGAGCATCAGTCTCTTCAGCAGAGAATACTGGAGCTGCACCTGGCTTTTTAGGAACGTCAAATCCAAGCTTGCGAAGTTTTGCAGTTACAGAACGACGTGGGAATTCAAACTCTCCACAAAGATTCTCGATAATATCTTCAGTTACTCCGCCAGCACAAGCTGATTCCATACGAGCTACCATTTCATCAGTATATTCAAATTTACTCATTTTAATTTTCCTTTTTTGTTGGTTGGTTGGTTTTAGTTTTTTATTTGAAGTTGAAAAACTCTTTTCTCAACTTTATGAATTGATTATATCAGAGAAATTCAGCTATAACCAAGTAAAAAGTTAAAGTAATTGCTTGTTGTTAAACAATTCCTTTAAGAATCTCTGCACGATTATTCCAATAATTAATAATTTTTATGCCTAGAGATTCCGCACGTTTTGCTTTTGAACTAGCAGTATTATCATCACCACTGATTAAAGCTACGCAGTCTTTTGTTACAGTATTAGTAACTTGATATCCAAACTGAGCTAGATGCTCCGATATCTGATTACGTGTCATATCAAGTTTGCCTGTAACACAAACTTTTTTATTACTAGAAGTATCTAAAACTCGTTCGATACTTAAATCTTGTTTTAGTTGAACAGGAAGTGTTTCTACCCATTCTTCGTTTACTTCTAGCCAAGTTAGTATATTCTCAACTGTTTTAGGACCGACTCCTGCTATTGTCTGGTATTCAATCTCCCGTAATTGTGAGAACTGAGGTAAAATAGCTACAATATCTCTCGACATTGATCGACCTACTCCAGGAATACCTAAAGAAGCCAACACTTGAGAATAAGGCTTTGTCTTAGAACGATCAAGTTCGTCTTGTATTTTAGAACCGTTTGCTCCAAGAATATGCCAAGGTTGGGGAGTATACAAGTCTACTGGATGAGTTAACCCCATCTTCTTAATGGAAGCAGGCCCAACACCTTTAATTTCCATTATTCTAATATAGTGTTCAAGTAATTTTACTGTAGAAAGTTTTGAATCATCATCACAAAATAGTTTTGGTCCTTGACGACGAAGTGTACATCCGATAGCTTGTTCTGCATGAAGTTTATCAATAGTCTGAGAGCTAGGATGAGCTTCTAAAACACTGATAAATTTAGGGATAACTCCTCCAGAGCGTTCGATCTGAATTAAGTCTCCAACGCCTAGTTTATGTGATTCAATGAATTCTATATTGTGTAGAGTAACACGTGAGATTAGTGCTCCATCAATTTCTACAGGATCAACATGTCCTACAGGATTAACTGCACCAGTACGGCCAACCACCCAATCTACTGACTGTAGACGAGTAACGGCAAGTAACGCTCCCCTCTCTTTAAGAGCAATTGCAAATCGTGGATATTTTGAAGTATATCCTAAACGATCACACTCGCTCCATGAATCTATTCTATATACTACACCATCTTGCGGATATTGTCCACACAAATCTTCTTCAAAAATAATATTGAAGCCCGCATTTTTTACTATTGACATTCTTGCACGATAGTCTGTACGAACTCCTAGATAATCATGGGCAATAAAACGAATTGATCTTTCAGAAAACTCATCAGCGCTCTTCAATCCGAGTGCGCCAGAAACATAGTTACGAAAGTTATCTACTGTATTATCAGTGACACATTCACCAACAATTACCGCAGAATCAATTGATATTTTTTGAGGAACACCTGCACAGTGTTTCATTAGGTGAGTAACATTTTCTCCATACTCGCCATTACCGCGAGTAAGAGCTAGATCGAGTTTACCTTCTCGATAGATAAGTGAAAGATTAGTTCCATCAAGCTTAGGAACTCTAACATTAAATTCAGAACCAATCTCTGTAGAATCATAACTTTTCTGAAGTGAGTATAGCTTAAAAGGATGACGCACTTTACCGGCTTCTCCTCCAACACGTAGAGTAGGAGAGTCACTATCTTTCCAGCCTTGACGAGATTCGATAGTATGCAACTGATCATATAGAGCGTCCCACTCTTCATCAGAAACTGATGGGTGAGCCAAATCATAGTATTCATGCGACAGCTTCTTGACTAAATTTTTAAGTTCCGAATAATCCATAGTTTCTCCTTCAATCTTGAATATATAATATCATAAGAAAGAGGAATAAGCAATGTCTAAACGTCTTTTTCTGCTAGTTTACGCTCAAGCGCAATAACTAGATTGGTTAAATTAGACTTTTTATTAAGATTAGTTCCTTCAATCTCAATATCAAGCATTGTTTCTAAATCGCGTAGCATTGTTTTTACTGTTCGCGATCCTTCACTATCTTCGTCTGAAGGCTTTTCATAAATACGTAGTTGTACAAGTTTAGAAATTACACTTCGATATCCTTTACCAAAATGCTCTCCAAGTTCGTTTACGTCTTTTGTATTATTTTCTGTGTAGAGGCGAATTAATTCTGCCTCTTGTTCATCACTCCACGCTTTCACGCTCATGCGAACCTCCTTTTCTATGTCTGCGAGCTGCATGTTCTGCAGCTTCATCTAGTAGTTTAGCTACGGATGTAGTTTCGTCTGCGAGTAAGGCGTAGCCTTTAGACGTGGGATACCAATTTCCCGAGTCGCCGTCCATATTATATTCACGAATGTGAACATAGGCGACTCCTCGAAATTCGTTATAGGTTACACGAATCTCATTTCCGTTTGCTTTCTTGTACGCAGTTCCAAAACTACGTTCTGTTTCGTTTTCCATGTTTTCCTTTCTTTTAGTACAGCTTAATATCAAGAGTAAAAATTTTATATTTGCGCTTTGTCAAAATTTATGTTACTTTATACTCGTATTTAACTGCTCCTTTAAATTAATTGAATCGTAGATTTAACGCAATTTAATCTAGATGTCACATGGCTTTCCCTAAATTATCATGCGTTATTTGTATATGCACGGAGTGCATTCAAGTAGTACGCCACCCTTGCGCCAAAATTCTGGCAGTAGGTTCGTCCATATCAACGGAGTTGATTAACGCGGCGTAGCGTTCTACTATATCTTCCCAAGTAAATAAATCTTTTGAATAATCTCTACCTGTTATATTTCTATCATAACACGCTCTCATTTTACCTGCTAAATCTTGAATATCAGGTTCTGTAGCAATAGCATGTCCCCCCATTGTTGTTAAAGCATCTCCTGGTTTCATCATCATAACTTTAGGATCATCTGCTTTTACAGTTACATATTTAGGAGGAATTCTACAAAGATCATCTTTAACAAATTCATCTGTAGGACCGTCTCCAGTTACTAGGGGAAAACACCCACAAGCCATAGCTTCTTGAATGTGCATACCAAAACCTTCTCCTCTATAAGGATGTACTACTGTATGACTAGATTTAAACATGCGACTCATATCAATCTCACTTATTTGTTTGTCGTTATACTCAATTTCTGCACACCCAGTATCATACTGTAATTTAAGAATTTGAGGTACAATTTTATAATCACCATAAACAGCAGGGTTGTCTTTAATAATTAATTTTGCATTATCTTCTTTTTTAAACACCTGACTCCATATCTGTAGTAAAATGTCTAAACCTTTTCTCCATTGAGCATTTCCAACAAAGACAAATGTGTATTTATCATTTAAATTTTTATTTTTAGTATTAAAATGTTTTGTATCGTAACCGTTTGGAATTACTTCTATCTTATTAGGTCTTAGTCCTGCGTCTTTATATATGTTTGCAGTCCAATTAGAAGGAGTAATAACTTTATCTACAAAAGTCTCAAATTTGTATTGCCACTCAAAAGGCAGTTTTCTATACTCCCAAGGTTGGATTTGAAATACTTTTGTTTTATCAGAAACAGGCCATTTCCAGATTGGAGGATAAGTATGTCTAATTTGAATATCTGGTTCTTCATCTATATTTTTTACTAACTTTTTTAGTGCCTTTAAATCAGTGCTAGACACATTATATTGTGGGTCATACTGGTCTAGAGGATTAATAAATACCTCTATATTATCTACTTCTGATAAACCAATTGCAAGCTTTCTATTAATGATAGCAAGACTGTGGTTATCAAAAAATTTACCAATTATTTCTACTTTTCTCATCTTTAAATTCCAATCATATTTGCTTGTTCTACTGCTTTTTTTCTAAATTCTTCTTTTGAGATCTGTGTAAGTCTCGACCACTGAGATGGATCACCAAATCCTGAAGTTTTAAAATTACGTAATTCATTAAAGTTACCTAGATTAATATTTCTCCAAATATCATAGAACGGATCTTCATCAACAATATCTGCATGACCTATATTATGAATTTTTTGGTTTAATTCTTTTTCTTTTCTACAAATACTCCAATGTAAAATAGCTAGAGGGGTTGCAAGTACTCTTTTTGCTCCTTGAGCATTATTAGTCCAGCGGGCATAAACAAATTCATAGTTTTTCCAATTAGCAAATCCTTGAGTTTCTTGTAAATTCCAATTACCTCTCTCATCTGTAATTACTAAGTAACTGTCTTCAAACTCTTTATAAGGTAAAAACCAATTAAAAGCTAGATCATAATCTTTATAGTAAGGCTCTACAAGCGGTAAATAGCTCTCAAAAAAATGATTAGCGTTTAATAATTCTTCATCTGCGTCAAAACTAAACAACCAATCATGTGAACAATGACTTTTTAAATAATTTCTTTCATAATTATCGTTATTAATAAAGACATCAGATTTATAAAAATCTTCTTCAACAACAGTAATTTTATTATCTCCATCAATTACAGATAGTTTTTTAAACAAATCTTGTTCATCGAAACTAAAATTATTGCCTGCCCAAGTTTTTCTATTTTTATCTAATCCTAACACAATCTCGTCTACATAAGCATAATATGACATAATACTTGCAGGTAAATACTCTGCGTCGTAACTAATTAAACTAATCGCTGATTTTTTTTGCATTTTTTATTCCTCTATAAATTCCTATTAAAAGTGCTTCTATTATAAAAAAGGGAAACATAACTGTAAACAAAGATATTCCTACTAAGACTATAAGAATAGTTGTTATTACTACAAATAGTTTTTCAAAAACTTGGGATGATATTGTGCTAGACATCTTATTGTCTACATCGTGTTTTTTAAACATTTCTTCAAGTTGTTCATAGTTTACTACTTTAGACTTCATTTTTTTGCTACCCTATCTACAGTATTATAAAAAGGACTTTCTGCCCATTTATTTTGTAAAACATTAAGATTATGTAACTCTGCGTCAACATTTTCTTGTGTTTTAATTCTTTTTACATCCTTACTTTGAAAATGATACATTGGAATAGGTAATTGATATACTCTCCAACCTGCTTTTCTAGCTTCTAAACAGTAATCAACATCTCTGTTGTAACTCCAAAGATATCTAGGGTCAAAGTCTCCTACTCTATTTAGCAACTCTCTTCTAATATAAATGCCTCCAAAAGTATACCAAGCAACTTCTCGTACTTTATCATACTGGCCTTCATCATATTCCAGTTCTTTCCACTTATGACCGCTAAATAATTCTAATCCAGATCCATAGTGATCCGGTTTATTATCTGTAAATTTACCACCAGCACACTCAATAACCTGCTTATTATTATGAGATCCAGGATATATCAATTTTAATCCTAGTATTCCTGCTTCTGGATATTTTTCTACATATTCTAATAATTTTTCATCCCAATCCTCCGCGTCTTCGTGAGGAGCCATATCTGCGTGCATAATAAAAATATCTGTATCGCACGAATTCCACAACTTTTGATACATTAAATCTGGTCCTATTTTGTTTGTATCTTTTTCTAAAAGTGCAGGAACTCCCCATGGTAGTTTATTTTTAAATTCTGCAATCTCTTCATCAAACACATATGGAGTAATAATAGTAAACACTAGGGCTTTCTCTTTTCTAGTTCTGTAACTTTGTTTTCTAACCAATTAATAACAATTTTAGTTTCTTTGTCTGGGTGTATATTTTTTATTTTTAAATCTTCTAATTCAGATTTAAGAACCATTAATGACGACCACTCATTGCTAGATAACATTAAAATCTCTTTTCTGTCCAAGTTTTAGGAGTTTTTTCATTTACAATCTCTAAAGGCAAATGATACTTAAAAGGTTTTGTACCTTTTTCTCTAATCCAATTTGCTGTCTTTGTTACCGATTCTTCAACTGTAGTAGTAGTTTTATACCCTAATAGTTTTCTTGCTTTATCAGAAGAACAAGTAGCGTGTTTTACTTCTTGTGGTCTTCCTTGAGTATAATAAATTGGGTCTTGATTTAGTCCTGTTTCGTTTGCACAAAGTTCGGCTAGTTCTTTAATAGTGATTGATTCCTCGTCCGGACCGATATTTATAGTTTCATATACAATATTTTCTTGTGTGCCCATTTTTTCTAAACATTGTACACAATCATCTACATAAGAAAAACAACGTGTTTGCTCTCCATCACCATAAATAATAGAAGGCTTACCTTGAAGATTTCTATTTAGCATAATACTCATTACATTTCTAAAGGGATCATCATATTTTTGATATTCTCCTACTATATTATGAGGTACTGC